AATGGCGGAGATTGCAACAGGAAGAATCAAGCGCTCATGACCTTAAAGCTAAAATCGAAGAACTTGATGACTATAAACTAAGTAAATACGAAACTCCAAAAATTGAAGTGCCGAAAGGGTTTGAATAGATGTATTACATGAATCAAATGCTGGCTTATAATAAAGAACATGGCATAGAGCTAAATAAATATATGCGCAAAACTATTCAAAAGCAAATTAGAATTCATAAAAAATATATTTATCGCTATGACCGTGTAACTCAAGCTATCGAGTGGATAGAAGACAACTTTTATCTAACTACTGGTAATTTGATGAAAATAAAGCTACACCCTACGCAAAAATATTGGTATGAGTTAATGCTTGGTTATGATATGGTTGATGAAAAAGGCGTTCAAGTCAATTTAATCAATGAAATTTTCCTTAATCTAGGGCGTGGCTCTGGTAAGTCTAGTTTAATGGCTACGCGCGTGCTTAACTGGATGATTTTAGGCGGACAATACGGTGGAGAGAGCTTGGTTATTGCATACGATAATACACAGGCTAGACACGTATTTGACCAAGTTCGGAATCAAACGGAAGCAAGCGATACATTGAGAGTGTACAATGAAAACAAGATTTTCAAGAGTACAAAACAAGGGCTAGTATTTACTTCTTTTAAAACCACTTTCAAAAAGCAAACAAATGATACTTTGAGGGCGCAAGGTGGTAACAGTTCGCTTAATATCTTTGATGAAGTTCATACCTATGGCGAGGATATAACAGAGTCAGTCAATAAAGGTTCACGTCAAAAACAAGATAACTGGCAAAGTATTTACATTACTTCTGGTGGACTTAAACGAGATGGTTTATATGATAAACTTGTTGAACGCTTCAAATCAGAAGAAGAATTTTACAATGATAGGTCGTTCGGCTTGCTTTACATGCTAGAAAATCATGAGCAGGTTAAAGATAAGAAGAATTGGACTATGGCTTTACCGCTTATTGGTAACGTCCCTAAGTGGTCAGGAGTTATTGAGGAGTACGAACTTGCGCAAGGAGACCCAGCGTTACAGAATAAGTTCTTAGCGTTTAATATGGGCTTGCCTATGCAGGATACAGCTTACTACTTCACTCCGCAAGATACTAAACTAACAGAATTCAATTTATCTGTATTTAATAAAAATAGAACTTATGTCGGAATTGACCTATCCTTAATTGGCGATTTAACCGCTGTGTCGTTCGTTTGTGAGTTAGAGGGTAAAACTTACAGTCATACACTTACTTTCTCTGTACGGTCGCAATATGAGCAACTAGACACAGAACAACAAGAGCTATGGACTGAATTCGTTGACAGAGGCGAATTAATCTTACTCGATACGGAATATATCAACGTAAACGACTTAATACCATATATTAATGACTTTAGAACCAAGACAGGGTGCAGACTTAGAAAAATCGGATATGACCCAGCACGCTACGAAATTTTAAAAGGGTTGATTGAGCGTTACTTCTTTGATAAAGACGGAGATAACCAAAGAGCAATTCGACAAGGTTTCTCAATGAATGATTATATCAAGCTGTTAAAATCTAAGCTAGTCGAAAATAAACTTATCCATAACCAAAAAGTTATGCAATGGGCTTTAAATAATACTGCTGTTAAAATCGGACAAAGTGGGGACTATATGTATACTAAAAAACTTGAAAAAGATAAAATTGACCCTACTGTTGCTTTGACAATGGCTTTAGAAATGGCGGTGTCAGATGAAGTATAATGTTGACACAGTTCGAGAAAGTGGTTGGTATAATAAAAAAGAATGGTTGGCTGTCCGTGATTATGTAAGACAACGTGACAAGATGACTTGCGTAAGATGTGGCGCATTCGGTGCTAAAAAATACGAAGTAGACCATATTATAGAACTAACTTGGGAAAATCTTGATGATTGGAAAATAGCGCTGAACCCTGATAACCTACAACTCCTTTGTAAGTCTTGCCATAACAAGAAAACAGGCGAGTATAAACGAGGGAAAGGCGTTAGTTTATGGTAGAAAGGGGAAAAATTGAACTTATTCGGAAAAGTGGTAACATTTTCGCGTGGAAAACTAAACAATGATACTCAAAGAGTCACAGCGTGGCAAAACGAAGCGGTAGAATATACAAGTGCCTTTGTGACTAATATTCATAATAAAATCGCTAATGAAATAACAAAAGTCGAATTTAATCATGTAAAATATAAAAAAGATGAGACTGGTTCTGATCCTTTGATTAGTAGGGCAGGTTCTGATTTAGATGAGGTCCTCAATTGGAGCCCTAAGGGCGAACACAATAGCATGGAGTTTTGGCAGAAAGTAATTAAAAAGTTGCTATGCACGCGCTATGTTGACCTGTACCCTATATTTGATAGTGAAACAGGCGACCTATTAGACTTACTGTTTGCTGACGATAAAAAAGAATATAAACCTGAAGAATTAGTCAGGCTTATCAGTCCTTTTTATATCAATGAAGACACAAGTATTTTAGATAATGCTCTAGCTAGTATTCAAGCTAAGCTGGAACAAGGTAAATTGCGTGGTTTATTGAAAATTAATGCCTTTCTTGACATTGATAATACACAGGAGTATCGAGAAAAAGCCTTAACAACAATAAAGAATATGCAAGAGGGTTCGAGTTACAACGGTTTGACACCAGTTGATAACAAGACGGAAATTGTAGAACTTAAAAAAGATTATTCTGTTTTAAACAAAGATGAAATTGACCTTATTAAATCGGAACTTTTGACAGGTTACTTTATGAATGAAAATATTTTGCTTGGTACTGCTACGCAAGAACAACAAATTTATTTTTACAACTCTACTATCATTCCTTTACTGATTCAACTTGAAAAGGAACTGACTTATAAACTGATTTCAACAGGCCGCAGACGAATAAATAAGGATAATTTATATTATGAACGCATAATCGTAGATAACCAGCTATTCAAGTTTGCAACTTTGAAAGAATTAATTGACTTGTATCATGAAAATATTAATGGTCCTATTTTTACACAGAATCAACTTCTTGTTAAAATGGGCGAGCAACCTATTGAGGGTGGAGATATTTACATAGCTAACCTTAACGCAGTTGCTGTTAAAAACCTAAGTGACTTACAAGGCAGTAGAAAGGACGTAACAAGCACAGATGAAACTAATAACCAATAGTGCTGAAATTAAAGTAACTGAAAACGAGGACGGTTCTAAGTCGTTCCAAGGCATTGGGTCAGAAGTTGGTGTAGAGAATCTTAACGGTATTATCTTGACTCCTAACTGTATTGAGTTTGCTAGAGAACGATATCCATTGCTATATGAACATGGTGCTGGATCTAGTGAAGTCATTGGGGACGCGAAAGTTTATTATGACTTAGCTTCTAATAAATACCTGACTGACTTTACTCTTTACGACAATGCACCAAACATTAATAAGGCTGTTGAAAATGGCGCTTTTGACTCACTATCAATTGCCTATTACATCACAGATTATACTTTTGATGATAATGACGCTCTAGTTGTAAATAAAGCACAGTTTAAAGAGATTTCTCTTGTTTCAGTACCAGCAGACCCTAACGCAAAATTTATTCAAAATGCCTTAGGCGAAGAACTTACAGAAGAACGCAACAAAATTATTGAAAGCCGTAACGCTTTGAAAGAAATTGAGGATATTAAAAAGAAATATGAATAAACCTGATTTAATCGAAAAACAAAACCGCTTGGCAGAACTTAAAGAAAATAATGTATCTTTAAAATCTCAAATTAGTGGCTTTGAAGTAAAAAACGCAATTGAAGACTTGCCAAAAGTACAAGAATTAGAAAAAACACTTTCAGAAAATTCAATTGAAATCATCAAAATCGAGAACGAACTTAACGCACAGGAAGAAAAACCAAAAGGAAAAGCTAAAATGACAAACTTTATTGAATCACAAAACGCTGTAACAGAATTTTTTGATGTATTGAAAAAGAACTCTGGAAAATCAGAAATTAAAAACGCTTGGAATGCAAAACTTGCTGAAAATGGTGTAACTATCACAGATAAAACTTTTGAGCTTCCACGTAAATTGGTTGAATCAATCAACACAGCTTTGTTAAATACTAACCCAGTGTTCAAAGTATTCCATGTTACAAATGTCGGCGCTTTGCTCGTATCACGCTCATTTGATTCAGATAATGAAGCCCAAGTCCACAAAGACGGACAACAAAAAACAGAACAGGCTGCAACACTCACTATTGATACTCTTGAACCTGTAATGGTTTATAAATTGCAATCACTTGCTGAACGTGTTAAACGACTTCAAATGTCATATTCTGAACTTTACAACTTGATTGTAGCAGAACTTACACAAGCAATTGTAAATAAAATTGTTGACCTTGCACTTGTTGAGGGAGACGGAACAAACGGCTTTAAATCAATTGACAAAGAAACAGATGTCAAAAAAATCAAAAAAATTACTACAAAAGCCAAATCAGCTGGCAAAACTCCATTTGCTGACGCTATTGAAGAAGCGGTTGACTTTGTTCGTCCTACTGCTGGACGTCGCTATTTGATTGTTAAAGCGGAAGACCGTAAAGCCTTGTTAGATGAGTTACGTCAAGCAACTGCAAATGCTAACGTTCGCATTAAAAATGATGATACTGAAATTGCTTCAGAAGTTGGAGTAGATGAAATTATTGTCTATACAGGTTCAAAAGCACTCAAACCTACTGTATTAGTAGACCAAAAATACCACATTGACATGCAAGACCTTACTAAAGTTGATGCCTTTGAATGGAAAACTAACAGCAACATGATTTTGGTTGAAACACTAACAAGCGGACACGTTGAAACTTATAACGCTGGTGCAGTAATTACAGTAGCATAAGAATAAAATGGAGGAAGTAAATGATAGATTATATTAAAGTCTATTGTGGTATTCCGATTTTAGTAACAGCTTATGATAGTAAACTTATCTTATTCCGTTCAATAGCTATTAAATTGCTAGAAAAAAATGGTATTAAAGCTGACGAAACAAGTGTATTAGTGAAAGAATTTATCTCTTGTTATTGTCGGCTTAATATTGTTGATGAACCAGCAGAACAATGGCGAAATGCTGAAATGAAACGTTTGGCCTCTTTGCAAGAGTTAATGTATTATGGAGGTATTTAATGATATTTTCACAAGTAACATTGCAAGTTGAAACGACTGTTAAGAAGAAGAACGGTGCGGAAGACAATGTTATAAAGCCTATCACTTTGCCAGCAGTCAAACAGAGAATTAGTCAGTTAAGACTTGACGAGTTTTCTATGATTGGGCTAGGTAAAAACGTAAGATACGAGCTTAACGGAATCGGAGAAATGGAAGACTTGATTTTCAACTATTTCTTGGACGAAAAAGGCAATATTTTCAAGCGGACAACATGGGATAGAAACCCTAAGAATAATAAGGTGATTTTAGAGGGGGTCGTGAGCAACGGGATATGAAAGAATTTGATTCTTATATAGATTGGTACAACAATTTACTTACAATGCCTCTAAATGACGTTATTTTAGGCGTTAAGGACACGATAGAAGACAAGACGGTATATTTGTCACTTAGTGATTCAAAGGTGCTTAAAATGGATAATACGAGCTTTGTCATGGGTTACTATTATCAAGTTGTTTTATCTGTTAAAGATGTTGACGATGAACTTGTAGGACTAGTCGGAGATGTTTTGCGAAACGGTTGGAATATGACGAACTGGTCAGAGAATAGCCATTTGTACAATTATACTGGTACTGTTTATTTGCCTTGTGGTGCAGGTGGTCAAGCATGGCAATGAATTTACTTAATACATCAAGCATAGCTAAAGAAATGCAAACTAAAGTAACAGAACGCATGGGCGATTGGTTTGAAGCAGAGTTTAAGGCTAAGGCAAATGCTGCAAGCCGAAGAACTAGATTAATCAGAAGTCACGGTCATACCTATACTTATTCCAGATATCAAAATACTGGGGAATTGTCAAGAAACTTAAAGCAAGTTAAAAAAGGCGATAAAGTAGTAGTAAACGCAGGGACTAGAGCTAATTATACTAGTGGTTATCATGGCATGTATTTCTTGGTTGAAAAAAAAGGTATGGAAGACGTTAAAACAACATTGAAAAAGGGCGCTAATTATGCTAATTCAATGAAATTATAAAAGTAGAAAGTGGCTTAATTACATTTGATTGAAATTAACAATAATGGTATTTTTTAATGAGTTTAGATAATTTTAGAAATAGAACGATTTTGTGGGACACAGTCAACAAAGACTTTCCCCAGCCAATACAAACAATGCAAGGCGATGTCAATGCTAGAACGTTATTAATTAAAATAGTTGATAACGGAACTGAAATTGATTTAACTGGTCATTCATTAAAACTTACATATCAATACACTAATAGTAGTAATTCTGGTCTTGTTATGATCCCTCCTAAGGACTTAGCTAAGGGAGAATTTATTTTGGTAATTCCTACCGAAATGACAGCGACAGGAGTTATTGAAGCGAACTTAATACTTCTCAATAAAGACAAAGAGCAAGTTATTGTCAGTAAGAATCTTACATTTATATCAGACAGTTCTACTGTTTCTGATTTAGCTCAAAAAATAAATAATAATCTTGATGATTTTACGAAATTATTATTAGAAAAAGTGCCACAAGTGTTGCGTAGTGAGTTGAATGACTTACATGCTCAAACTGATTCAAACAAGAGCAATATTGAGCTTAAAGCAAATTTAGCTGATTTGACGAACTTACAAAATGCAGTGACAGAGCTTAAAAATGAAGTAGAATCATTTGGTATTAGTCCTGAAAATTTAGTTACTATAAAATCGCTATTAGACGCAATCGCAAGTAACGCCAGTGAATCAGAAGTTGTTGAACTAATAAATTCAGTAAAGAATTTAACAAGTACCGTTTCTCTGATGAGTAACGGAGATTACTCCCCTAAAGCTAATCAAACAGATTTAGAAAGTTTACAGCATACTGTTAATGACCATTCGGCAACCATTTCAGCAAAAGCCAATCAAACGGATTTAGACAACTTACAAGATAATGTCAGCAGGCAAGGGATTGCAATTTCAACAAAAGCTGAACAATCAGATTTATCAATCACAAATAAAAATGTCGCAACTGCTCAAGAAACAGCAAATAAAGCTGAAAGTGAAGCCAAAAATGCAATGGCAAAGGCTACCGAAGCACAAGCGAACAGTTTACCACTTAATGGCGTCGCGGTAAGTGCACTCAAACTGGCAACACCTAGAAAACTCAGAGTAAATCTTCAATCTTCATCATTTCAATACTTTGACGGGACTGCTGATGCAACTAATATTGGAGTCTCAGGTGTGCTTCCAATCCTAAACGGAGGTACTTCAACAAGTGACGGAGTTATAAACACAATTGCCTATGCCTACAGCGCAGACGGTACGGAAGGTTTCACAACTGTTTATCCTAATTTGAATTTGTTGAATTTTAAATCTGGATTGATTATTGGTCAATATCTGTCTTGGATTGATGGTTTAACATTAGAGAAAAATCCTGCACGAGCTGTTTTTGATTATGTTTCAGTAACTCCAGGAGCAACTTATACTATAAATTCGAATTGGGATAAAACAGAACGAATTGCTATATATGCATACGATAGTAAAGGAAAAAAAGCTACTTTTATTTATGACGGAAGTAGTGCTAAATGGGTTTCTCCTAGTGTAATAGGACGAGTTATTACAAAAAAGACAACTTTTTCTATACCAGACGGAATGAATTTCATTAGAGTAGTATTTTTTGCTAAAGATACTTCGGCGAAATTGACGTTACAAGATATTTTGGACGCAAAAGTTAAACTAGAACCAGGCCCAATCGCCACTCCTTGGATGCCCTCAGCTAGTGAAGTTACAATTGATGATTATCCAAAGTATGTAGGGTTTAGTAATAGCATTAAACCAAATAAGAAAAGTTCTGATTACAAATGGCTACCATGGGGGTTAGTATCAATTGATAAGGCTACAGGCTTACTCAAGCCTGCGGTTATAGGTATAGATTGCGCTGAAGCACACCCAGTTGGCTCAGTAGTCACAAACACTTCAAGTTCATCATCAGGATATTCCACAGGCAAATGGGAAAATATCGGTTCAGCAGTAATCGGTTCAACGACAATATATTATTGGAAACGTACTGCATAAAAATATAAAAAAAGAAAAGAGAAAAAATGAAATTAGATTATAATTCACGTGAGATTTTCTTTGGTAATGAAGCTCTAGTCGTAGCTGATATGTCAAAGGGGAGTAACGGAAAACCAGAGTTCACTAACCATAAAATTGTAACTGGTTTAGTATCAGTTGGTTCAATGGAAGACCAAGCGGAGACTAACAGCTATCCAGCTGATGACGTGCCAGACCATGGAGTGAAAAAAGGTGCTACCTTACTTCAAGGAGAAATGGTATTTATTCAAACAGACCAAGCGCTTAAAGAAGATATTTTAGGTCAACAAAGAACAGCAAATGGCTTGGGTTGGTCTCCTACTGGTAATTGGAAAACTAAATGCGTTCAGTACCTTATTAAAGGGCGCAAACGTGATAAAGTTACAGGAGAATTTACTGACGGTTATCGTGTAGTCGTTTATCCAAATTTGAGACCAACAGCAGAAGCTACAAAAGAATCAGAAACAGATTCAGTAGACGGTGTAGACCCTATCCAATGGACTTTGAAAGTACAAGCGACCGAGTCAGATATTTATTTGAATGGCGATAAAAAAGTTCCTGCTATTGAATACGAAATTTGGGGAGACCAAGCAAAAGACTTCGCAAACAAAATGGAAGCCGGCTTGTTCATCATGCAACCTGATACGGTACTTGCTGGCGAAGTTACATTAGTAGCTCCAACTCTTGCGAACGTTCAGACGAAAACTAAAGGGCATAATGACGGAACAATTGTCTTACCAGCTACTTTGAAAGATTCTAAAGGTCACGATGTAAAAGTAACAGCAACAATTAAAGACGCACAAGGAAAAGTGGAAACAAATAACGAGCTTGCGCCCGGTGCCCATTTCGTAACGTTCTCCGCTGACGGATATAAAGATGTTACCGCAGGCGTTGCTGTAACAGATAAACCCTAGTGTGCCCGACGGGGCTAACCACGTAGCCTTTGCATATAGCAAAGATGGAAGAGATAGGTTTATGACTGTTTATCCTAATTTGAACTTGTTGGATGGAACTGATTTTAAGAATTTCACACCAAAAACAGAGAAGTATCTTACTATAGTAAAAAAAGATGGAGGAGTTAATAATAAACCCTACATCAGCGCGTCATACAGTAATCCAGAACCAAACAGTTTTGCAGACATACTTTCTTGGAGATTAGAGAAAGGACGTCTTGAGCCTTCAACAACTTATACTTTTAGTTTTTATGCAAAAGGAAGAGGAACTGTTAAAACTTATATTTACCCTTCTCTGATTGACACTTCAAGTAATAATATCTTCGCTGACGGTAAACCAATAAAACCTAATGCAGACGGTGAGTACACTTGGACTCTTACTAATGAATGGGTAAGACATACATATACATTTACCACTAAAAGTAGTATAACTGAGGACCAACATATCCTATTTAGATTACCAACAGGAAGTAGCGTTGATATATGTCTCCCTAAACTTGAAAAAGGTTCAACCGCAACTCCTTGGATGCCTTCGTTTAGTGAAGTGAAAGCTGAAAATTATCCAAGCTATATCGGAACATATACTGATAATAAATCAAATGAACAAAGTACAGACCCAGCAAGATATACCTGGAAAAAAATAGAATAAGTAAAGGAATATAAAATAAAATGGCAAAACAATTGAGTACAGCACGTAAATTTAAAATGATTACAGGTAAAGACCTTTTCCAACAACAAAAGGCAATGGATACAGAGCTTAAAAAAGAAGACGGAGAAATTACTGATGTAATGGAATTCGTTCAATATGGTTTATACTTGGCTCTTTTTCAAGATAACATTGTAAAAGCGAAAAGCGACTTTGCAGACTTTCGTTCTAGCTTTGAGTTCGATACTGACGGTAAAGGGCTTAAAGAACTTGTCGAACTGTGGCAGAAAGAAATTTAATGAGCTGAAAGGACTGTAAATGATTTTAAAACATGCAATTAGATACTTAGAACTAACTGGTTCGGACTTTATTACAGATTTGAAAGACTTTGCAGACCTACAAAATTCTTTTGTCGCTGGATATATTCCTGATGACTTTACAGAGCAAATGGAGAGCTTTACAGACAAGTTATTGATACTTTGGGTAGATTGTAACGGAGGAATGCAAAACGCATTAGACGACAAAACAGAGCTTCCTACAACTAACGAGTTAATCAATATCTTCTGTAAAACTGTTTTTATCAAAGAAAAAGAGGAAACGGAAGACGAAATGGTCTTCTTTTCTTCTAGTTCATTGATTAAGAAAAAGAAAGATACTGTAAAGGAAAATAAAACTCTAGAACTTTTGACTTTTTTAGGTAATAACGAAATTGATATAACGCAGTTCATGGAAATGGAACTAGAACTAGTTTATAAAATAATTGAACTTATTGCAGAGAAGAAGAAAGAGGAAAAAGAAAAAGAGAAAAGGCGTAAAAGAAAGGGCATGTAATGGCAAGTAATGCAACATTTGAGGTCGAGATATACGGTAATACAACGAAATTCGAGAACTCACTTAAAGGCGTTAATACCGCAATGTCAGGGCTTAGAGGAGAAGCTAAAAACTTACGTGAAGCTCTAAAACTTGACCCCACAAATACCGGGAAAATGGCGCAATTGCAAAAGAATTTACAAACGCAGTTGGGCTTATCACGTGACAAAGCAAAAAAACTAAAAGAAGAACTTTCTAGTGTAGACAAAAGTTCCCCAGCAGGTCAAAAGAAATGGCTACAACTTACTAGAGATTTAGGCACAGCAGAAACACAAGCTAATAGGCTAGAGGGCGAAATTAAGCAAGTCGAGGGCGCTATTAGTTCAGGCTCTTGGAACATTGAAGCCAAAATGGATACTAAGGGCGTTAATAGCGGAATTGAGGGCATGAAGTCACGCTTTAGCGGTCTTAGAGAGATTGCTATTGGTGCATTCAGGCAAATCGGTGCAAGTGCTGTTAGTGCTGTCGGTAATGGCTTAAAAGGTTGGGTATCTGACGCAATGGATACTCAAAAAGCCATGATTTCATTGCAAAATACAATGAAGTTCAAAGGCAATGGACAAGAGTTTGATTATGTAAGCAAATCTATGCAGAACCTTGCTAAAGACACAAATGCAAATACCGAAGATACTTTAAAACTTTCGACAACGTTCATTGGTTTGGGTGATACTGCTAAGTCAGCAGTTGGTAAAACAAAAGCACTAGTAAAAGCTAATCAAGCATTTGGCGGTACTGGAGAACAATTAAAAGGAGTCGTTCAGGCTTACGGTCAAATGTCAGCAAGTGGTAAAGTCACAGCCGAAAACATTAATCAGTTGACAGACAATAACACGGCACTTGGTTCAGCTCTTAAATCAACTGTTATGGAAATGAACCCAGTGTTAAAACAGTATGGATCATTTGCAAAAGCTAGTGAAGAAGGTGCAATATCTGTTGAAATGCTGGATAAGGCTATGCAAAAACTTGGCAAAGCAGGTGGTGAGGGAGTAACGACCATAAGCGACGCTTGGGATAGTTTCAATGAAACATTATCACTTGCCTTACTTCCTACGCTTAACGCTTTAACTCCCATTATTAGTTCTATAATTGATAAAATGGCAGGTTGGGGCGAAAGTGCTGGTAAAGCATTAGATAGCATAGTTAAGTATGTCAAAGAACTATGGGGAGCATTAGAAAAAAACGGTGCTTTAAGTTCTTTCTCTAAAATTTGGGACGGCTTAAAATCAACTTTCGGTTCAGTTATAAGTATAATCGGACAAATAATAGAATCATTCGCTGGTATAGATTCAAAAACTTCTGAAAGTGCAGGTTCTGTAGAGAACGTAAGTAAAACTATTACTATTTTGGCAAAAGGTTTAGCTGACGTCATAAAGAAGATCGCTGATTTTGCAAAGAAATTTAGTGAAAGTAAAGGAGCGATTGATACTTTAAAATCGTCTTTAGTTGCCTTAACAGCAGGTTTTGTAGCTTTTAAAATTGGTTCTGGAATAGTTACTGCTATTGGTATTTTCAAAAAGTTACAGGCAGTAATTCAAGCAGGAACAGGTGTAATGGCGGCTTTCAATGCTGTTGCTGCTATTAACCCTTATGTATTGATTGCGGCGGCAATTGCGGCGGTTATTGCTGGTTTAGTTTATTTCTTCGCTCAAACCGAAACAGGGAAAAAGGCTTGGGCTGGTTTCGTGGACTTCTTAAAGAGTGCATGGGACGGCATAGTTTCATTCTTTAGCGGTATTGGTCAATGGTTTGCTGATATATGGAATGGAGCAGTTGACGGAGCAAAAGCTATTTGGCAAGGCTTAGTTGATTGGTTCGGCGGAGTTGTACAAGGTATCCAAAATATTTGGAACGGAATAATAACATTCTTTACTACCTTATGGACAACTGTTATTACCGGAATCCAAACAGCATGGGCTGGAGTTACAGGGTTCTTCGCAGGACTATGGAATGGAATAGTAAATGTTGTTACAACTGTATTTGCAACAATTGCTCCTTTAGTGACAGGAGCTTATAACTGGTTTGTTACTACCTTTAAACCTTTAATTGGTTTTTATAAATCTATATTTGGCTTAATTGGTTCAGTAATTAATTTAGCGTTCCAACTTATCTTGGCTATAATTAGAGGTGCTTATCAATTAGTTATCGACGCATGGCAAGGTTTATCAGGTTTCTTTGGTGGAATATTTAATGCTGTTAGTTCAATAGTTTCAACAGTATTTAGCGACATAGGTAGCTTTGCTGTTTCAGCTTGGAATGTACTGGTTGGAACATGGAATGCAGTAGCTGGGTTCTTTGGCGGACTATTTAACGCCGTGATAGGGGTTGTATCTAGTGCTTTCAGCGCTATCGGTAGTTTTTCTTCTAGCGCTTGGAATTTAGTTAGATCAGTATGGAGTGCTATTTCAAGTTTCTTTAGCGGAATATTTAATGCTGTGAGAGGTATCGTGTCATCAGCATTTAGCTCAATTGGTGGGTTTGCTTCAAGTGCTTGGGGAGTAGTTCGCTCAATATGGAGTGCAGTTTCAGGGTTCTTTAGTGGAATATTCAATGCTGTTCGTGGTGTAGTAGGTGGAGCATTCAGCGCCTTTGGTGGGTTTGCTTCAAGTGCTTGGGGAGTAATTTCAGGTGTATTTAGCGGAGTCGGTAGCTTCTTTAGTGGAGTTTTCAATGGTGCTAAAAATGCAGTTAGTGGAGCATTCAGCGCCTTTGGTGGGTTCGCTTCTAATGCTTACAATGCAATAACAGGAGTATTCAGTGGGCTTGGTAGTTTCTTTAGCGGACTATTCGGCGGGATCAGTAGCACGATAAACAGCGTTCTAGGTGGTGTAACAAATACAATTAACAATATAACAGGAGCTATTAATGGTATCGCTGGTAAACTTGGCGGACTATTCAAAGGTTCAATGGTAGTAGGTTTAACAGATGTTAATTTATCTTCTAGCGGTTACGGCCTAAGCACTAACAGCGTATCAAGCGATAATAGAACATATAACACATTTAACGTACAAGGCGGTGCTGGTCAAGATGTTTCTAACTTAGCACGTGCAATCAGACGAGAATTTGAACTAGGGAGGGCTTAATGGTAAGACAGTACAAAATACATACCAACTTAGACGGAACGGACGACAAAGTTTGGGACGTCACAAATGGAAAAGTTAGGTTTTATCATCCCTCTAATTTAGGGTTACAATCAACTAATAACATTTGGCAAAGTAATGGTATCGGAGTAATGGGAACTCGCTCGATCACTCAACCTCAAATAGAGTTTAAGTTAGAAACGTTTGGCGAAAGTTTAGAAGAAAACTATCAATTAATGAAAGACTTTGTAAATGATATTCTTAGTAAAAGATTCGTTACACTTGAATATCAAACAGAGATTTTTCAAGTTTATGCTGATTTAGCTTTAGCAGATGTCACAAAGACAGAGGGTTATGGGAAGAACGGAACTTTTAGCGAAAAGATAACGTTCGACATAATTACAAAGTGGTACACTTACGAAAATTTAACTTTTGACAAAATTCAAAATGGTAAAGTTATTTCTGGTAAGTCTAAAATTTATGGTGGAACAGCACCAGGAAATTATAAATACATCAAAGGGATTTCTTACACTTATTATGGAGAAAGTAACATAGACCGTTTAAGTCGCTGGGATATAAAAGATGAAATATTTAGTTTTATGGGGGTATTATATCCGCAACTTCCTAAAACACCTGCTGGAGTTAGATTTTTAGACGATATCGGAAATGAATATACTGCAATTGTATTCAAGACGGAACAGGTGCAAGACTACATTTTAATAAATACAGATGTAAATGACGAAACCTATCAAGGTTGGAAGGGGACAACTGCTCTAAACTTATTCCCTGTAATGGACTTCGAGCGATACAGAACTCGTATAATTAAAAAAGGTCAAATGGAGTTAATCAATTTAACTAAGGCAGAGTTTAAAATCAAGAGAAAGGCGGACTTCGTTTAATGTTGGAAGCTAACGTTTATGATAACTTTAACCCTAACTATTATAATATATCTGATTTTACTCTTCCTAATGGTGAAAAAGACAAAAGAGGTCTACCGATACCTAAGGCAAGATGTCAAGTCATTAACTATGAATTGTGGGAAACAGGTTATCTTTACACTTCATCGGCTACATTGACCGTTTCTGTAGAAGTTGGCGATATTGTTCAAATTCTTTTTCCTGAAGTTGTTCCAGTCGATGGACCTCTAGGTCTAAAGGAAAAGTTTAACTTAGATATGATTTACCTTGTCACAGATGTAGATGAAAGCAATAAAGTCACGTTAAAGAACTATTTTTGGGCAATGATTGAAGGTCTCGATGTTCCGAATGCAATAACTAAAAAGACAAACTCCGCTATCATTAAATATTTGATTGACCCTAATAAGAATGATTTAATGAGTTATGGTTACTTTTTCAATTCAAGTCTTTTCTTCAGTTCATTCGCTAGCAAGGCTACGATTAACCGAAAAGCAGAAACTTCGTCAGCTCATGACGTAGCCAAAAGGATATTTTCTAAGGTTCAATTTCAACCGACAACAACTATTCAACACGCTTCATCTGAAACAGACCCTAGAAACTTGTTATTCATTACCTTTAACACAAGGATCTGGAATAGAAAAAGAATCACAACAAGGGTAGATTTCAAGCAAAATGTAGCAAAGGACACGGAAACAATAGTAGAGCGTTCAGCTTATAATTTCGCTGTTGTGTTTATCAAAAATAAGGAAGCAGACGACTACATAGACCCTCCTAAAATGTACACAGCAAAAAATAACGGCGATGTCATTGATTATAGCACTTATCATGGAGACGGAACAGACTTGCCAGAAGTAAGGACAGTTAAAACATTATTTTATGATAGAGATGACCACGGAAATCCTCCTGATATGTCTACTATTAAGGCTGAAATTTCTCCCTCTACGATAGTCACAAGATTAATCTTTAATCAAAATGAGCTATTGCCTTTGTACGTTAATGACTTAGTAGATATATGGTATGAGGGTAAACTATATTCAGGATATATAGCAGACAGGGTTAAAACAGAATTCAACGATAGGCTTATTTTTGTAGAAAGTGGAGACAAACCAAATGTTATATGAGTATGTTGCTACTTATGGCGACAAATATAAAATAGATAGCTTCACAGGGTACAGAGAGCTACGTAAAGACCACTTAGAGTTATTGAATGGTAAAGTATACTATAATAGTGAAAACTCGCTTAGAATCGAAACTACGCTCTTGTACGATGTCGGTCAATTTGTATCAATTGGTGGTTATCCGTATGGCGGTAGAAAATTTAGATTGTTAGAGCTATCAATTACTGATAACCCAGTTTTAGATAAAGCGAAGATAATTTCAAGAAAGGTAAAAAATGACAATTAAAAACTTTACGTTCTTCAGTCCAAGTGGCACAGAGTTTCCAGTAGGTTCAAACAATGACGGAAAATTATACATGATGTTAACTGGAATGGACTATGGAACAATCAGACGCAAAGACTGGACAAGCCCGTTAAATACTGCCCTCAACGTACAATACACCAATACTTCAATTGTAGCAGGAGGAAGATATTTTGAATTGTTAAATGAAACGGTAGCTCTAAAGGCAAATTCGGTCAATTATATTCATGCAAATATCGATTTATCTCAAACATCAAGCCCTGTAAGTTTATCAGCCGAAACCGTAGATAATAGTAATAAGGTAGACTTGAACAATAATTCAGGTGTCCTAAAGGTTTTGATTGATATCAGAACAACTAACGCAATGGGAGTTATTAAATCAGAAATTCCGAAACTAGTAACCACATTAGATGAAATTCATGCTAATTTTGTTAAAATTAATGGTTTAGGTCTATATCCTAATTATTCTAAAAGTCAATGGACTATCGAACAAGTACAAGAAAACTTATTTCGTATTACGTGTTTTGTTACAAGTACAGAAAACATAACAAGCAATATAGGACAATTAAAAATGGGACCATACATCGGGAAACCTACTTTACCTTCTGAATTTAATGAAATTAATTCTAGTGTTTCAATAGCAGATTCAAACAAGAGCGTTTGGATAATGCGTGATGGTCCTGGTATTCGTTTTATATCCCCTAATACTCAAACTGGTGTAAATGTTACAGCTAAATTTGAATTTATAGCAACTAAAAAATAGAAAAGGTACAAAAAATGATAACTAGAATGATTTTAATAACTATCTTAATTTTGGCGATTTTATTCGCTACGTGGGTTAAAGATAGAGAAGCAATGAACCCACCTTTTAGACGTAGACTTGTAATTGATTTGACGGTTATTTTCTCCCTGTGGGTTTTATATGCAGTCTTTTACTTTACTCAAACTCCCTCAACTTCTGATATTGCTAAAACTGTGATTAACGTAGCTTTATTGTACTTTGTAGGACAATTTATTTATTTAATCGCAAAAATTAGCCCTATGTTTGACGGTTTGGTTAAACTTATTAAAAAGAATGGTGTAAGTATTCCTGAAACTGGAGAAGAACAAATGGAGGATAAAAAAGAATGAATATAACTAATGCTGGCGTTCGTGGTTATAACCCTACTGGGGTTGTGATTCACAATGACGCTGGGTCAAACGGCGCTAACACTAGTTTTTATAATGGCTGGTTACCTAATCACGATCCAGCAAATGGCTTTGCTCATGTATATATCGCTTCCGACGGACGATTGCAAGCTTCCGACTTCTCTAATATGGCATGGCATTGTGCTAACTCATACGGCAATTCAAATTATGCAAGTTGGGAAGTGTGCCAATCAGAGGGCGATTTAACCCAGTTCTTGAGAAATGAACAAGCGGTGCTAGATGACGTAGCTAAGTATATGAAACAGTGGGGACTAACTCCTAATCGTGATACTGTGAAGCTACATCAAGAGTTATCAAGTACAAGTTGCCCTAGACGTTCCGTAGAGGCACACGGTGGCACGGTAGAGAGTTGTCGCTCATACTTTATCGAAGAACTTAATAAACGTCTTACAGGGCAATCTAATGGCAATGCATCAAACAAAGGAAAAGGAAAAAAGAAAATGATTTTATTTAATACTGTAGATACTAAACGTGCTTATGTTTCGGACGGTGTAACTATTCGCTGGATTAAAACAGCACGCTTGCTTAAGACGTTCCAAAAGACGGCAGATATTACAGAGGTAGTTTATCAAAAAGAATTGGATGATGAGTTTGGAAAAGCTAACACTTCAAAATAAAAAAAGACAGCTTTATAGCTGTTTTTCTTTTGTAAATAAAGATAATTACTCTCCTTTTTGTGGTTCAGTTGCTTACCTGATTAATAGCTTCAATAATATTATTGCCAGCATTTATTAGAATTTCATCACTTACAGTTACATTCTTTCTTGAAAATAGTTCGTTCTCAATCTTCATAAAGTGCATTGCTTTAGCTAAAAATTGAGCAGATGATTCATAATATAATGTTTCTAGTTCATCATCTGAAAGCTGTGTTAAATCATCATTAGCAAAAGTTGTTAGTTTTCGCTTAATCTCTTTGCCGTCTTCTTCTTCTATATAGTAACGCTTCATCTATTCATACCTCTAATTTCAAGTTTTTCAATAATGTACCGTTTAGAGCCTAACTCAAGGCTTACTAGATAATTATTGAAAGGGTCATTCTTGTTCAAGTCATTCGCAATCTTTCTAGCTGTTTGCTGTGGATATTTTGACCTATTTATTTTACTTGTATAATTGTGTAAGATTATCTCATTGCCTCCCTTTGCATTCTACGCTTCAAACGTTGCTTATATAGATATTCTTTGCTTGGTTCTAAACTAGACAATATATCATCTAGTAAGTCAAACGCTTCTCCGTTATCTCCTACGCTATCAATCTTTTTAAGTGTAAGCTCGTGCATTTCATCATCATTGAAAAACATAGTAAGATAAGGGAATGCTACGGTATGTGGTAAACTCAAGCGTGATTTAGTTGTATGTAACTTAGGCCATGTACCTGTCTCATCTTTAATTTTTAACTCAAGTTGACCCATTCCGATACCTTGCTCTTTTAGTACGCTAGTGATTCTTTCATATAATTCTTCGTTTGTCATTATGCTATAACCTCAATTATTTCTGTATGCTTTTTAACTTCATATCTTTGTTCTTCTGGAAGCAATTCATTCCATTTTAAAGCCTCTTTTTTATTATAAAACTTACGTGATTTAATTTCTTTTTCCAATATCCAAGATACTGTGTAGTATGTAAATTCTTCTTTCATTATCCAATTACTCCTGTCTTTATGTTTAATCTTTGTTGACTTGATAAGTGATATAAATTGCACCACTTACAGTAATAAGCTCTAACTGGCACTTTACCAGATTTCTTTTTGTTATGTTGGGCATTCACTATTGAATATAAAGCGCCCATTTTTGTGTATTTGCGTTTCTTACACATAATCTAACCACTCCTTAATCGTAAATAATTCAAAGCCATTTAGTTTACTTTGTTTTTCAATTTCCACTTGGTTTCTATCTAGGTCTGTCAGCAGTTCAATTACAGGCATACCGTTGTCAAGCCACCTGATAACTGTATTAGCTTTAAGCCCGAAATACTTAGCACATTGAGCCTTACAGCTAAAGTGTAGCTCTTCTTCCGTCACAGGGTTATAAGCTACTACCTTTACAGCTTTTTGCGTTGCCATTGTTTAATCCCCTTTCTATAAAATAATAGTATCAAATTACTTTCTATTTGTCAAGAATTAACTTTAGACCTCTTCAATAAATTCTAAGTATCTTTCATCAATCGCTTTAATTTCTTCTTTAGTGAACTCTGATTTAAAGTTATTTCTTTCTTCTTTAAACCCTAGGAAGAGAAACTTTTCCCCTAGCTCATTTTTAAAAGAGTTCAAATATCCTTTTTTATTGTTCATCAATTTAACGTTGTATTTTTCCATTTGTATCTCCTTCATTTCTATAATACTATGATATCAAAAAAAGCTAATGCTGTCAAACATTAACTCTTTTTAATTATTTTATTCCTTCCCAGCGTTCAAAATCATCAGCTAGTTCTTGTATAAAGCTCATAATATCGTCAGTAGTGTACTCTGTAAGCTCATTCTCATTACTTAAGTTAGCTAGTTCTCCTGCATAGTCTAAGGCCTTGTTGTGGTCCTTATCGTAGCTTTCACCCTCTTTCTTGCCAGCTCTTACTAGATACTTCAATACCTGCATTGTATACCAGCCCACAAGCTCTTCGTAGTTAAAATTATGTTTCAAGTATTCGTTAAGTTCTACACCGTATTTATTAGCATAGTGCTTATTTTCTTTAAAATTCATTTAGATGTTACCTCCAATCCATGTAATAAGCAACGTTGCGATTATACCTATCCAAGTGATAGCGATAAGTGTAAAGCCTATACCTGCGACTATCATTAAAGTTTTTGCTGTATCTTTCATTTTGTTCTCCTTAATTTGATTGTCTGTATTTTTCCATTACTTCAGGATATTTACTAACAAATTGCAATTGTTCTTGATGTAAACGACTTGACCAATGGAATAGTCTATCAATTTCAGATAAAGCACTCAACTTTTCGTACATCTCTTTAATATAAAACTCTGCGTTTCCTAATGACTTCCAGTGTGCTGACGTTCTCACAGAGTACCCATTTTCAGCAAGTTTTTGTGCGTTTATATCAGCCTTTTCTTTTTTCTTCATCAGGCTATCAATCTCTTTAAATATAATCTTTAGCAATTTCACTTGATAATTTTGCACTATTTCTTCGGTTGTCATCTCTTCACATCTTTCATAATCACATTCTATCAAATTGCTTTTCCTTTGCCAAACATTAACTTCAAACATCTTATAAAAGCCCTTTTTTTAATAAATTGTATTCTTTTTCTGTGATTGTTTGTGGTGTTTTATGGGAAATAAGACCATTTTCACAAGCCTTTTCAGCATATACAAGGAAGTTTATTCCTTTATTTCTAGCAAGTTCCGTTAATTTAAGATATTGTTTCCAACTCATTTTAAGTCCTCTTTTTAATTTTGGTTAATTACTGTTTTTCTTTTGCCTTAGTCCTTAACCTTATGAATTAATTTTATCAAATTACTTTTACTTTGTCAAGAATTAACTGTTTTTAACCATAAACAACTTTTCATTTTTCGCTTTGTTACTTTGTCCACCTTGCAAAGTGCTATGTGCTTTATCAAAAGAATATACAGTTTCAAAGCGTTCGTCTGAAATTGAATAACTTGAAATTATCACAATGTTAGTTTTAGACATTTCAAATGCCCAGTCGTAAAATTCTTGACTATTGAAAGAAGAACTGACACCCTCGTATCCCTTTTGTGCCGTTCCCTCATAAGGCGGGTCAAGATATAATATAGCACCAGAAACTTTGCTAAAGTCTTGATAACTTTTATTCGTTGCTTTTACTTCGTCAATTCGTTCAAGTCGTTCAAGTTGTCCAAGTTGTTCAAGTTGAACAAGTCGTTCAAGTCCACCAAGTCTTATAAGTTGTTCAAGTCGTTTAGGCTGTTCAATTGCTCTCTTATATGTTTCTGTCTGTTTATAACCGCTAAAAACGTCATGCTTTTCGATAATTTCTTTAGCTAGATTATATTTCAAATCTGAAATTTCTTTGTTGTACAGATAGCCTTTCTTCTGATTTCCAAAAGAGTTGACTAGTAACTTCAAAAAGTCATCTGTCGTCTTATTTTCTTTCTCCTCAATCTCGGTAAACTCCGTACGTGAAACAATAAGGGTTTTTATCCACTCACGGTCTTGTGAGACAACTCGTTCAAAAGCGTTGGTTATATCCTTGTCTAAGTCATTATAATGCACCTCCAAGCCATTTAAAATACATTCGGCTGTAATTGCTCCGCCACCTCCGAAGATGTCGTATATCGGCTTGTCTGTGCCAAAGTTCTGTTTGATAATTTCAATTATCTTCTTGCTTATCTTTTTCTTACTCCCTTGATACGGTAGTCCGATTGGTCTGCCTTTTCTGATTTTCTTCTCGTCTAACTTAAGCATTAAAATTCCTTATCTTTCTAATTTGGTAAAATTTATTCCATTTTTCTATAAGTTCCAGCAACTTAGGTTCATCATATTCGGTAAATAGTTCAACCTGTGATGTATACCAACAATGTAAACAGCGATCGCAACTATAACAGATGTTTGCATATCCTCTACAATCTTTGCAAACTCCTAAGTCATTACTCGTTGGAATATCGAAGCAATGGCAATATCTTTTGTCGTTAAAGTATTTACTCATTATTTACTTCCTTTCGTTTTAATCAAGTCCACTAATGTAAAAAAAGCATATAGTCCAATTCCGACTAGTGCTATTATAATAACTTTATTCATATCTATCCTCTGTAAGTCTATCCATGTTACCGCCGGCGATCAGTCTATCAATTTCACATTGATTAGTCCAAAATTCTAAGTGTCCTAGTTCAAAATCTGCATTAACTGAGATAAAACCATTTTCTAAAGTTTCCATTGAGTTGATTTTAATTAATTTGTTTTCCATTGTTGTTCTCCTTTATTCTATACACAATTATAAGCTATTTGTTTTTAATTGTCAAGCAATAAGTGCCATAAACTACTAATAAAATAATTGTTATTATAAATAGCGGTTGAATAAATACAGTTACCGCAAACCAAATGATAGATACTAAAGTATAAATCATGATTTTTAATAGTGTTTTACCTGCTGGCGTATCTTGTAACCTAAGTTCTGTATAAGTTGTTTCTTGTTCTTTTTGCTCCTCAAAAATAGTTTCCGTTTCATAATGATTACCGCAATAATCACATTTACCATTAGTAAAACTTGAAGCCCCACAGGTTACGCATTGTTTTACTTCCATTATTTTTTTCCTCTTTCTTTAACTATATGTATTATTATATCAAAAAAACTATAAGCCATCAAGCCTAAAGTTTTTATTGTTAATTATTTTTCTTTCAATTTATTTTTGAACCAGATGATTCGTTCTTTGAACCAAGCGTCGACTCCTTCAGGACGTAGCCATTTCCCTTGCTTCACACCGTTTTTTTCCATGAACTCAATCACTTTAGTTGGAGTTTCTAGGTCGTCCCACATAGTATATTGTTTTGCAGAATTAAACTTACTAAACATTTCCAGCGTTTCGATGTAGCTATCTTTTAGAAGATCCGTGTCAAGCAATTTTTGGGCTTTCTCAGCACGTTTAGCGAGTCGTTCGTTAGCTTGTTCCAGTTGCTCTTTTTGACGCTGTAAGCTCAAATTATGATTGATGTAAGCAATTTGCTGTGCATGTCGTCCAAGTTTGCCTTGCGTGTTAAGCTCGATTAGTTTGGCCAGTCCGTCGCCAAGAATTTCATCAGGGACAAGATTATACTTGTATTTTTTATTTGTATTGCGTACATAGTTGTCAAGCGTTTGTTTAATTTTAAGTTTTTTGTGTAGTTCTCTTAATGTTGTCAATTTAATACTCCTTCATATATTTTACCAAACTTCAAAGCGTTAATTTTAACTAGCTGTTTCAAGTCTGATATGAATTGCTGTTCTCCGTCAAAGTCAAATGGCATTGATACATTTTCCTTGATCCAAGTGAAAGCTCCGTCAAAGTCTTGTTTAAGTAAGCTCATCTTATCCACGATGTCGATAATTTGCTCTCTCTCTTCTGCTGTGTACATGTAACCAACTTTCTAGAAAGGTAAATCTTCCGTATTAACTTCAATCGGTTCAGATTTTCCGAATAAGTCCTGTTTAGCTTGTGATTGCTTGCTATTATCATTAGAGATAAACACTTTTTCAACTGTAGGAAAAACAAAGTTATAGTTTACGTACTCGCCTGATTCCTTAGCTTGTACACGACCACTGACCGTTACGATGTCCCCTAATTGAATGAAGTCAGGCAAGAAAGCCGAACCATAAGCAACTTTTACATTAGATCCCTTTTCTTTTTCAAATAATGGAACAGAAATAATTTTCTTGTCGCCTTTTGCTGTGTTTACTGTACGTGTATTTTTTTCGTTTACTTGTGCTGTTACTGTGATGATTGCCATTTATTATTCCCCTTTTTCTGTTTCTTGCTGTACTAACCAAATCTTCATGATGTCGGTAATTTCTTTTTTAGTCTTATCTTTCAAGCTATCGATATTTTTATATCCTAGTTGTTCAGCTCGTTTAATAAGTGGCTGAATCTCTCTAAGTCGTTGCTTTTCTGCTTCAAGTTCTTTCTGCTCTTCTGTCAAGTCGGGCAAATCTTCATTTGCGTAAATGTATAATCCTAATCCATGACGAGCGATCGCCTTAACTAGTCCGCGTTGAATTGCTTTATTTACGTCCATTGAAGTAATTTTTTCAAGTGGGATAGATTGGTTACGATAGTCCATTACAGGAAGATGCTCGATGTGCTCTAACCCCTCAATAGTTACACCGACCTCAACCCAAGCTGTGCGACCGTCTGTGTGATAATTCCAATCATCCTTGTTCTTATAAATCTTGTTTGTTGCTTCAGGATATATTTTTTTTACTTCTGCCCAAGCAAACGCCCAACTCAAATAATCAAGGTTGTTCTTTTTACTCTTTTTGTCATTAACGTTGATGACACTTAATTTTTCAAATACGCTCATTTTTTCCTCTTTCTACGATGAACACATCCCCTTGTCTTGTAATTTCAATATTATACTTAAGCATTGGTAAAATGTATCCGTCGTCCCAGTAGTTCCACAAGTCATTTATTAAGCCATATAAGCACTCGTTAGGTTCCACTCTATACTTTACTTCGTTCATCTCTTCGAGCTCCTTAGACAGCTTTCTAACGCCTCTGGCATAATGTTTACTAGCTTTTTCTCTTGCTCTTAAACTTTTGTAGTTGCTTTCCATATATAAAATTCCTGATGTCTTCTTTTTGCTGTTTTTCCTCTTTATCAGACCAGCCAACCTTTTGGCCTTTTCGTTTGCCACTTTGGTAAACTCGCCTGTTGTCATCAGGAAAGCCGTTTTTCTCGAAGTACATTCTAGCATATTCAAAGTAATTTAAACTGTTGATGTACTGCTGACTTCCCTTTTT